GTCATTGCACAGCTCGCGATCGGCATTGCGCAGGCGCTTCCGACGCTGATCCCGACGATCGTCGATGTCGTTCTGCAAATCGTGGAAACGCTGATCGACAACATTGATCTGCTGATTGACGCGGGCATTCAGCTCATCATGGGGCTTGCAGACGGCCTGATTGCCGCACTGCCGATCCTGATTGACCGTCTGCCGGGCATCGTGGAAAAAATGGTGAATGCACTGGTGGACAATGCGCCGAAGCTGATTGATGCGGCGATTGAGCTGACTATCGCGCTTGTAAAGGGCATCATTCAGAATCTCCCGCAGATTATTGCAGCGGCGGGAAAGATTGTCTGGGCGCTTATCAAGGGTATGTTCAGGCTGCGCGGAAAGCTAGCAGGCAAGGCAAAGGAGCTGCTCGGCAGTATCGGCGGCGCACTGCTCGGCGGGCTCGGAAAAGCCGCAGATTGGGGCAAGAGCATCATCTCCGCAGTGGTTTCCGGAATCGGCTCAATGTTCGGCGCTGTAACCGGTAAGCTGCAAGAACTCGGCGCTGCGGTTTACGACAAATTTCAGAGCATCAAGGAAACAATCGGGAATGTACTTGATGCAATCAAAGGCGCGTTTTCGGCGGCATGGAATGCAATCAAGGATGCCTTGTCCGCAGCGCTGGATGCAATCAGCAGCGTGATTTCGGCAGTATGGAACGGAATCAAAGACACGGTCTCAGGCATTCTGGACGGCATTCACAATGCAGTTTCTGCGGTCTGGAACGGGATCAAGAATACAATATCCGGAATCCTCAGCGGTATCAGCAGCACGGTATCCGGTATCTGGAACGGCATCAAATCCGCGATTGCCGGTATTATGGAAGGAATCCGAACCGTGATCCACAGCGTATGGGGTGCGATCGCAGGCGTAGTCAGGAGCATCGTCGGCGGCATCCGGGATTCCGTAGTCGGGATCTGGAACAGTATCAAGACGTCTGTTACAAATGTATGCGGCAGCATCAAAACCGGTGTCACGAATATCTGGAACAATCTGAAATCCGGCATCGCAACGACAGCGGGTGCAATCAAAGACGCGATTGTCAATGCATTTGAGGCTGCATGGGACTATGTCAAGGGGCTTCCGTCCAAAGCATTCGGCTGGGGCAAGGATGTAATCGAGGGCATGGTCGGCGGTATCAAGTCCGTCGGCGGCAAGGTCAAGGATGCAGTCAGCGGCGTCGCGGGAAAGATCAAATCATTCCTGCACTTCTCCGTGCCGGATGAAGGTCCTCTGACGGATTTCCCGCACTGGATGCCGGACATGATGCAGGGGCTCGCGGAAGGCATTACCAAGAACATGAAGTATGTCGAGAACGCGGTCAGCGGTCTCGCAGCGGCAATGATTCCGAAAGTCGATCTGACACCGGCGATTGCACCGTATCAAGCAGGTCGCCTGCGCCTGCCGGTATATCCGTCAGGCAGCACATTGCCGGAGAACAGGAAAGCGGTGTCAGCGCAGAACAGCACAATCAACATCACAGTCAATGTGCAGCAGATGAGCAGTGATTACGATGCCCGCCGTGCAGCGGAGATTATGGCGCAGGAGATTGAGCTGCTGACGCAGAACAATAACAGCCTGAAAGGAGCATGGTCTGTATGAGAAACCGGATCGAAATTGACGGCAAAAGCAGCAGATGCTTCGGGCTGAAAATGGCGCGGCTGCCCCTCTGGACAACCGCAGCGGAAACCGTTGAAAATGTCGCACTTCCCGGTGTGCCGGTCGAACAGGATCGGCACACCGGACAGTATCAGGATTTTGAGCTGACGCTGACAGGTTATCTGACGCGGATGCCGACAGCCGGCGAGCTTTCCCGGCTCAATGCATGGCTGCAAGGCGGCAGACAGCTTGTCATGAGCACGCAGCCGCAGCTTTACGGCGTCATCCGCAGAGTCGGGCAGATCGAGCCGGTGCGTGTCGGCACGCGGGCAAATGAGATTCAGATTCCGTTTACGTTTCAGCCGTTTAAGTATTCACGCGAGAATTTTCCGGTTATGCTCAGCAGCCCGCCGGTATCATTCCGGTACTTCGGCAACATTTTCAGCGAGCCGGTCTATCGGCTGAATGTGGAATCTGATGCAGAATTCACCGTCAACGGCACAGCGCTGACATTGACCGGTCTGACCGGCGGGATCACTGTCGATCTTCAGCGCAGAAAGATTTACAGGGAGGAAGCCGGTGTGCTGACAATTGTGCAGGAGCAGACTGCCGGTGCATTCTGGAACATGGTGCTCCGCCCCGGTGTGAATGAAATCGCATGGACAGAGGGAATCACAGGCGTCTCTGTTACCGTGAATGAGAGGTGGCTGTGATGCAGGAGCCGCTGATTGTATACGGCGCGCAGGAGACAGCATTCCGCTCGAACGGCCTGCGCCTGCTCTCGCCGACAGTTGCAGAACACACGCTGGAATTCGGACAGGCGGGGAGTATTCATGTGGAGCATCCGCTTGACCGTGACGGTGACTGGCAGGCGCTCATTCCGGGGTTTATTATCAGTGCGCCGGTGCCGTTCCGCGGAGAAATTCGCAGGCAGCCTTTCCGCATTTACCGCCGCAGGAAATCCCGGAAGGACGGGATGCCGGTTGTGTCGGTCGATGCAATGCATCTGTTCTATGATATGAACTATGTGCTGCTCGAAGATGTCCGCCCGACCGATCTGAACGGGCAGAACGCTATTCAATGGCTGTTCGATCATCCCTATGACCCATACGGTCAGGCAGCAACAAAACTTCCCCTGCGGAATTTCACATTTTTTTCCGATATTGACACGCTCGCAACGGCGTACTACGAGTGGAAGACCATGACCGGCGCTCTGATCGGCGAGGACAACTGCATCCTGAACCGCTGGGGCGGTGAGCTGTTTGTGAACGGGCTGTACTTCTCGATCTGCAAGGTCATGGAGGGGAGTCTGCAAAATGCTTTCCATATTGCCTACGGTCTGAATCTGACCGAGGTTGAGGAAACGCTTGACTACACAAACACATTCAGTCAGCTCGTGGCAACCGACAACTACGGCAACAAAGCGCACGCATCCATTCCGCTCGCGTATAACGGACTGCCGTTCGAGAAGACGCTGCACGCAGCATTCAGCTATTCTGACGATCTGCAAGGACCGGAACGCGGTCGGCGGTTCGGCTCGGATTTCTCAAAGTACATGAGCATCATTCAGGAAGTCGAGGCGAGCTATTCCGTCAGATATGCCGAGCTTCCCGCGGACGATCCGTTTCGGGCGCTTGCAAGCTATGAGGTCGGCGACAGCGGCATCATTGATGACAGCGAGCTGGGAATCTCCACAACGCAGCGCATCATGAAGACCGTGACCAATCTGCTGACCGGTGAGCGTATCAGCACCGAGACAGGAAATGTGAAGCGCAGCATTGCACGGAAGCAGCCGTTCAGCAACACCGTCACGACGGGGCAGAGCGCGGCGCAGAAGCAGCTTGACGCTCTGACAGAGCAGGTGAATGACATAGATTTTACAACAACCGTCCCGAAGCCGATTACAACGAAAGACGGCAAGTATCTCACAACAAAGGGCGGAAAATATCTGCTCTATCAGAAAGGGTGATTTCATGGCAAACGTGGAAGCATTTAATACCGACCTGACCGAGGAACAGCTTAATCAGGCATTCAGCCGCGCGCTCGGCGACTATACCGATGAACAGATTGACAGCATGATCGCGCAAAAGCAGGATACCCTGACAATTGACAGCGAACCGACCTCCGGCAGCGACAATCCCGTGACCAGCGGGGGAGTGTACACCGCGATCGACGGAAAAATCGGCTTCCGGGAGATCTACGGGCAGGGAACCGCAATCCCCGAAAACGCCGACCTGAACGACTATGGCACGACAGATAATTTGCCGGTCGGACAGTATTACAGCGAAAACTCGGCAAGAACCGCCACCCTTCACCACCGCCCATTTTCAGGCTCCGGATTTCGCATGATGGTCACATCGCTTTCTGGCACAAACAAACAGCAGTGGGTGTACCCTGTATCCTCCGGAACTGCGGCATCCTGCGTCTACATACGCAGCCGCACGACAAGCGGCTGGGCTAGCTGGTATAAGTTAGAGGGCGTTGCGACCCCGGACATCAGCCCGACAACGTGAGGAGGAGCCCGATGCCGAACATACAGATCAGAATCACGGATAAGATCGTCCAGCCGGTCAATGTGCCGGCAGGTGCTCTGAATCTCAGCCCTCAGACTGAGGATATGTAAAAGGAGGCACAGAATGCCTGAAATCACAATCACGGTTACGGAGAAGATCGCGGCTGCACAGGGCAGTCCGATGATTGTCTGCGGCAATTCGGATTATGCAGTCAAATTCATTTTTGATTCGGAATGGGATCGCTATGAGCAAAAAACTGCGCATATCCGATACTTTCGCAATGGAAGAGAACAGTATGATGAGGTGCTTTTTGAGGGAGATACAGTTGAAATCCCTGCACTTTACGGCACTTTTGAAGCCGAGATCGGCGTATTTGCGGGTGATATTCACACGACAACACCGGCGCGGATTCCCTGCGCACGCTGCATCACGGACGGTGCGCCGGTTCATGCTGACCCGCAGCCTGATGTTTACAATCAGCTTCTGGAATATCTGGCGGCGATTCAGAACGGCGAGCCTTTCGCATTTTCCGATGTGCAGGCGGTCTCGGCGGGCGGGGTATCCGAGGATATTTTTGCAATTGCAGAGGAGGTTTCATGATGTTTATTCCGAATACCATGCCGGGCACGCTCGCGGAGATGCTAGCATTTTTGCTCCCGACAGTTGAGGACGGGCTGTTTGATTCCGTTGCGTATGACGACGAAAGCAGCCCGACAAAAATTGTCTGCACGCAGGGCGGCAATACGATTCTGGAAATTGCGGATTCTCCCTCGTCCCCGCCGCAGTTTTCCGTGACGCCGTTTGTCTCGCCGAATACGCCCGCGACCGGCAACCGCATCACCTGCATCGTGAAAGAAGATCTGAGCGAGGATCATTATTTTTGCATGCGGTGCAAGCACGGAATTGTCATCGTTTCGGTTTATCTATCGTTTGCCTATGTGATCGCCGTCGGAAAAACAACCGCCGGGAAAACAGCGTGCATATCCGGTATCGAAAACATCCCCGCATCCGTGTCAGTCACGGAAGCAGACCGTCATTACTATACCACTTGCATTGGCGATAACACGGCATTGTCATTTTATGCAAACGGGGTCTTTACACATTGTAACGACATTGCATCTGACAGAACGATTCTGCGCAAAATTCCGGTTGTCGGGGAGCGAGGCAGCACGGACAGCTTTGACGGCGTATATTTCCGCGAAGCGGTGCAGCACGCTTCAAACGGTCAGCAGACAATCGGCGGGAAAAACTACGGATGCGCGGGCGATTTCGCCGTGCTCGACGAGTGAGGTGCCGGCATGAAGTACATCATTATGCTGACCATTGTGATCGGGCTTGCGGGTGCCGACTTTCTGACCGGCATTATCAAGGCGTACATCAAACGCGATTTGTCCAGCGCGAAAATGCGCAAGGGCGGGCTCAACAAGATCTGCGAGATTGTGGTCATGGCGACCGCCTGCGGGCTGGAAATCGGCATTGACCTGCTCGGGCGGTATTATCACGCCGCAGAGCTCGCCGGAATCGCCGGCACGGTCGCCGCCGGAGCGGTGTTCACCTACATCATCCTCATGGAGCTGATCTCGATTTTTGAGAATTACGGCGAGATCAGCCCTGACGCATCATGGGTGCGGAAAATCACGAAAAAACTGAGAGAATTCAATGACAAGGAGGAAAAGAAATGAGCTTTGTACCGAGAATCACCATGCCGGAGAAGGACAACCGGTTCTACATTGCCATCGGCGAAGGCGGATTGAATCCCGGCATTCCCCGCCCGAAGGGAAGCCCGCTGCGGTTCGCAAACTGCGTGTTTTACGCACTGGGACGGTTCGCCGAGATCTGGGGCATCTGGCTGAAATCGACGAATGCGGAGGATTTTGCCGCAGCCGCAAAAGCCGCCGGTCTGACCGTCAGTCAGTCGCCGGTGCCGGGGGCGATCGCGGTTTGGGCGAAGGGCGAGGTCGGCAATGCTTCAGACGGAGCGGGGCACGTTGCCGTTGTCGAGATCGTCAATCCGACCGGCAGCATTGTGACATCAGAATCCGGCTGGAATGCAAAGCAGGAATTCTGGACAAAAACGCGCCTGAATGACGGCAACTGGGGCCAGAAGGACTCCTATCAGTTCATCGGCTTCATCCTGCCGCCGGGCGTGCCGGCTGCGCCGATCCGCAAGGGTGACAAGGGCAGCGGCGTCAAATGGATGCAGGAGCGCCTTGCTGAGCGCGGTTATCTGCGCAGTTCTGAGATTGACGGCAGCTTCGGGCGCATTACGCTCGGCGCAATTCTGGCGTTCCAGTTCGAGCAGGGGCTCGATGTTGACGGCGTCTGCGGTGCAAAAACCAGAGCAGCCCTGCTGTAACAATAACTGTTTTCTGATAATACAAAACCCGCCTGCGGAAATGACAGCGGGCGGGTTATTTCGGTATGTGAAGAAAATCGCGCACAATATCGACAATCTCGACAACCTGATAGTCCTGAATACAGCAAACACCGGCGCGGCGGAAAAGCGCCTCGATAAAAGAATTTGAGCGGCGCATAATCGCAAGCTGCCTGATGCCGGGGATCACCTCCCCGCGCAGATACATAATAATCAGATCGGGCTTTTCAGCAGCAAGGTCAGCTGTCACATGTTCAACTGTGCGTACCTGATAGCCTTCTCTCCTGAGCATCTCCGTAATAAATTTCGTCATGAATGTGTGCTCATCCTCAACGATAATTCCGGCCATTTTTACTGCTCCCTCCGTACTGTTTTTTATATCTTAGCACGGTGTCAGTCGCTTGTCAATATTTCTTTGCAAATTATTTTTGTCCCTTCGACAGAGTTCGGCAATCCCCTTCGGGATTCGGAAAAAATCGCGCAGATTCGACAAAATTCGGCGAATGTGTACCGATTGGCGGAGGAGGTATACCGCGATATAAGAACACAGAACGCAGCGTGAAAACTGCGTCCTGTTTCGTTACAAAGTATATTTTGTTACACTTTCACTTATGCTGCGATCAGCAGCCAGCCGGATACAGATGTGATTGTGTGTAAGGTTGCGGTTATGCATACATCTGCAACACTACACATAATCTGTTCCAGCGGCGGCGTATTGGATTCATC